GCATTACCTGTTCCTGATAAATAATAACGCCATATGTACGCTCAGTAAATGGCTTCATTATCTCATGGACGTATTTAATTTGTTCCCGCCCCTGCTTGCGTGCAATGTACGCTGCGCCTACAGTATTCATAGCGCCAGGACGCACTAGAGCATTAGAAGCAACCAGATCCTCAAATCTTTCTACACCCATCTTAATTAGCAGATTGGTATAAGGAGTTGCTTCTGCCTGGAACACACCCTTGGTAAATCCATTAGATAGATCTTGATAAACTAATTCATCTTCTAGTGAAATAGAGTGTAAATCAATATTCTTACCATGACGATCCTTGATGATATCTAGCGTATCTTTTACGACAGAAAGAGTCTTAAGTCCTAGAGCATCTAATTTAATCAGTCCAATATCTGCTGCCTGCTCCATGTCATAGGCTACAACTGGAACTCTACCACTAACCTTATCGTTAGCATCACTCCTAGTTTCCATTGGAGCGTACTTTGAAATAGGCTCCTTTGCAACAACTACTCCTGCCGCGTGAACACCTACTGCACGGATACGACCGCGCAACTTACTAGCCAAGTCTGTAACTTCTGGATACTTGTCACGGAACCAGCGAGTATTCTGATTAGACTCAAAATCTTCCCAAGTCTCAATGCCCTTGAGAGCCTTGTTTACATCTCCTAGAGGTACTGCAAACACGCGGGAGGCGTCACGAACGACTCCTTTATCCTTAAAATACTGAAAGGTAGAAATGCTGGCAACGTTCTTAAACTTTTTTCGTAGGTATTCCTTGACCTCGTTACGACGCCTGTCCATAAAGTCTGTATCAATATCTGGGAAGTCGTTTCGTTCTGGATTAATAAATCTGAAGAACAGTAGATCATATTCAATAGGATCTACTTCTGTAATTCCTAGAAGGAAGCAAACTAGAGAGCCTGCTGCTGATCCTCTTCCTGGACCTACTAAAATATCCGCACCCTTGGCGTACTGAATCATATCAGCAACAACTAGAAAGTATGAAGCAAAGTCCTTATCTTCAATTACTCCAAGTTCCTCGTCTAACCTGGCACGGTACTCATCATTTTCTAATCCTCTTTCTGAGAGAGACTTTTCGCAGAGTTCCCGCAACTGTGTGTTTGGATTCTTCTTTGGCTTAGGAAGAAGGGATAGATTCTCATAATACTCATATTCTCCAATCTTATCTGCAATCTCTAAAGTGCTTTCATAGATATCTGTGCGATCAATCCCAGACTTCTTGTACCAACTATCAATATCTAGTCGGCTCTGAATGAATAGGTCCCATCCCTCAAAGGAGATAGGACGTTCTGGGTACAGATGATTAAGCCTTTCGAATACATCCTTGATCTGCTTGCCAGATGCGTAAGATGCATCCTTATTCATATTAGGCTTAGTGGACAGGATAAGTAGTGCTTCCTCTACTGCCCTCTGATCTTCACGGGCAAAATGGCAATCAGATGTAGTGACTGGCTTTATCTTGTACTCATCTGCTAGATTAAGTAGTGAATGATTGATCTCTGGTGGATTGTGTGGCTGAACTTCCATGTAGAAGTCATCTTCAAAGCGGTTCTTAAACCACTTGAGCATGTTGCGAGCCTTCTCCTCGTCCCCACGCTGAATTGCCTTAGTGATAAGACCATTAAGGCACCCTGAGAGAACAATAAGACCATCGCCATAATCACTTAACACTTCAAAGTCGATTCGTGGCTTACGGTAGAAACCTTCATTCCAGGCTAACTCAGACAATTTCTGAAGATTCTGTAGCCCATCCTGATTCTTAGCAAGCAAGATGATGTGATTGAATACCTGAGTATTGTCGTCACGACTCTTAATGTCTCGCTTGTCGAATCTATCTGTCTCTGAGATATAGGCCTCTACTCCTAGGATTGGCTTTAGTCCCGCCTCGCGTGCAGACTTCTGCATATCGCGGTGGGAAGATAATGTGCCATGATCAGTTACAGCGAGAGCAGTCTGACCCAGATCTTTTGCGGCTGATAATAACTCCGCTGGTGAGGAAAGGCCATCCATTAGACTATAATGGCTATGAACATGTAGATGTACTAAATCAGTCACTTGTCTCCTATAATGCTGCTAGGGCGGTATTTCTACCGCCCTAGCGTAGCATAACTTCTATTTACCATTCAACATTTGATGATGATGAACCGCTATCTTCTCCGCCAGAAACACCTGTGTAGAAGCCTTCTTGCTCATCGTAAGGAACGTCACGAACTGCGATCTTCTCAAGATCGAACAATTCTAGTTCGTCAATATCTACTGGATCTGAGTCCGTAGGTAGTGGAATGATACTGTAGTTTGTATCGGTACGCTCTCCTGTGCGCTTCAAGCGCCAGGTATTGGAAGTAATGCTTCCAGTCTCTCCAGCGTACTGGATAATCTCAGGAGTGGCTGACTTGGGGCCAGTGCCCTGAGAGAAAATTGCAACGTACGGATCTTCATTGCCATCGTTTACAAGGATGTTGCAGTAGAGTCGGCTACGACCCTTCCAGCCAGCCTTTGGATCACGACGATGCATCTCACATCCAAAGCAGCGACCCTGATCTTCAATGCTGCAAAGAGCCTTGCGACGGTAGTCAGATGGATTGGTATGCTCAACAGCAATAAATGCTAGTCCAGCCTTATCGCTATAATTTGGTGAATCAGGATCTAGTTCCTGAAGAAATTTAATCTTAACACTCTGACCATCGTTTAACTTTAGCCAGCGACCGCGAGGACCGTCTGAAGAAGCAGCGGGGCGATCAATTGTTTGGTTCATGGCCTTAAGACCTTTTACTAATCCCATTGTATATCTCCTATGTATATTGGGCTATATTATGCCCTGTATAACTATTGTACCATTCTGTATTCGTAGTCTGCAAGGGAATTTTCTATACAAGTTCTAATCTCTTCTTCTGTCATATCCCCAACATCTTTTGCGTCATGTGGATATAGAATATCATTTGAATAGTGTGCCCACAAGATTTCTTTTGTCTTTAATGTATTTGCTATGAGTTTCCCAAGGCTTCTTCCCGCCTCGTCAGCATCAGTCATAATAATAATCTTACTGAAGTTTCTATTAAGATTGTTAAGATTTATTTTAGACATAGAGCCTCCTAGAGAGGCTACAACATTTGGATATCCAGCCTGATGCACTCTAATAGCGTCGAAAGATGACTCTACTATGATTACTGTCCCGCCCATTCTTTTAGCGCGGTGAATGTTAAACATAGTCTTATTTCTTGGCAGACCTGTACTATTCTTAAAAGACTTACCCTCTACTGATCTACCTACAAGACCTACTGGAATTCCATCTGGTGAATGTACTGGAACAATTACCATGTCCTGACTTGCAGAATACCCAAGTTTAAAGTGATCAATTGATTCATCATTTATTCCGCGACCATTTAAATATTCTCTAGATCTATCATTGATCTGAGAATGTAGTCGATCTAAGACATTCTGGTCAAAGTCGGTGTACTCAGGCTTATCATCTAAGACTTCTGCCAACTCCTCCTCAAAATTTTGTTCTGCTGTCTGCTGGGCAGACATGATAAATCTTAAGGCTTCAAACTCGTTGCGGTGGGTAATATTTTTTACCAACTCAACAATAGTTCCGCTGGCCCCACACGATGGATTAAAGCATAGATATAAGCCCTTCTGATGGCTTACAGAAAATGATGGTGTATGCCTATTCCCATGGAATGGGCATAAGCATAAAAAGTCATTAGATGTTTCGCTTACAACGTGCAGGCCAAGTAGTCTCACTATCGCTCGCATATGCGAGGGGCTGTAAGTTTCCAATAGCATTACTTTCCTTATTCTTTAGGAATTAAACTCTGTCCTGAAAAACCCTCATATAGATGTGCTTTCTTTCTACCAACATACACACCGTACACCACTATATCAAATTCGTATAGGTCTTGTGGTTCATCATATAATAAAGAAAACTGAATGTCCAGGTCAAGTATCGGGACGTACCCCTGTTCTCTCATGTTAGATTCTATGAGTCTTTCATACTCTAATCTTAACCTTGGTATTGCAGCATCATCATTAATTTGACCCTGCATACCAAAACTCTTCAGTTTTTTATTCATGGTATATTTAATTATACATTAGACTGGTATATCATCGTAAATCTCTTTTACAACTCCACGGTCAATGTCCCAGTCTAGATAGAACGCAAAATCGGTTCCATGTCGATTCTTGCGACTAACTACTTCAATGATATTAGTGTTAGGATGACGATGGACAGCCATAGCCATATCAGCGTCATATTCGATAGCCTTTGACCATGCTACCTGTGATAGCAATGGAGGGGCATCTTGGTCAGATACGTCATCCATTGTGGCTGCTGTAATATCAATTACAGGAATATTGTTACGAACTGCTAGTAGTTTGAATTCCCGCGAGATATTGCGGTTCCTCTCAACTTCAGAATTAGATCGCTTAGTGTCATTAAACAACTGGTGATAATCCAAGATAACAAGGTCGGGGCGATGCTGATCGATCTTACCCTGGACCGTCTGCGGCGTAACTTCATTTGTTCCCTCGTTAGATACTAGAATAAAACTATTCTTGTCATCAAAGCGCTTCTTAGCCCAATTATGAAAGTCATCAATGTTAATATTTCCACGGGAGAAGTCTGAAGCCCTAAACATACCGCTACCAAGCATGGTGTAAATTCGGTCACGCATATTCTCTGGACTCATCTCTAGAGATACAATCATAGGCTTAAATCCCTGCTCCCATGCCTTACATGCTAGATATGAAGTAAGCCATGTCTTGCCACGACCAGGCCAGCCAATAGCAACAATAAGATGGCCTGGAGCCATACCAGTAGGATAAGCAAGATCTAGAGCGGTGAAACCAGTTTTAATTCCTGGACTACCACCCATAATTGCTGACCGTTCCTGGACAGCGACAATGTGCTTCTCTGCCAACTCATAGTCTATTAGGTCAACATCTCTTACATTGTTAGTTAACCTTGATAGTGAAGCAATCTCTGACTGCATATCGGCAAGTACTCTGGCAGCAGCATTATCTTTCAGGGATGCGCCACTCTTCATAAGAAGACTACGCATACGAGAAGCAAGATACTCATTCTTTAATTGATCAAGATAGTACCCAGTCTCAGCAGTTACCTTAACAGGCTCAAAGTCTCGGAACTTCTCCTGAAGTACATTGGCATCTGGAACAGACTTAAACTTGTAATAGTAAGACTTCAGACCTTCCCAAACGTCACGGTGCGACTGGAATATATCATCAACATTATCTGCCAGAATAGTAGCAATATCCTTATTCTGACATACTGATGTAATTACTGCTGCCTCTGTGTTCATGACATTTCCTCCACCATTTTCTTAGTAGCCTCTCGCAACATCTGGCGACGACGGGAATCTTCTTCTGATTGTATCAGCATGTCATCTAATCTGTCGAAATTATAGAAGAACCATTGAAGTGGATGCCCCTGTTTAGTAACACGAAAATAATACTCAAGCAGTTCTCTCGCCCTGTCATATCCGACTGATTCAATAACGTCTTGCATAGCCCACTTTTCCTTAAACTTATTAAGTCGGGCAACCTTGTTATACTTTTCAGAATACAATTTTTCATAGAGGCTTAGAAGTGCATAGGGCTGCTTTGTATCAGCCTTAGCCATTCTTCAACTCCTTCTCAATTTCTGAAACCTTCTCCACGATCTTGCTTTCTACGAAATCATATACTCTATCAGTTGCTGCGTCAACAGTTTCTCCCTGACGAACATAATCCTCCACGCCAATAGAAACTCTGAGACTTTCATAGTTTCCAAGATTCCTGACAAACTGTAATTCTACCCTGACATTAGTTGATTCATGAGTGTGGGTTGTCATCAATAAATCCTAACTTTAGTTGTTCGGAACTTCCTTCTTCTTCTACATGAGAAAGCATAGCATATAGCCTAAGCCATCTATCTGAAACTGCTAGCATAGAATCAACATCCCGATGCTCAATTGCAAAATCAAACGCGGCCATTAAAGATGTAGCACATTCATTAAGTATGCCGTCTTGATCTAAAACTAATGGCTCTTCTTCTTTTTTCTTTTTACCCATTATTACCAATCTGGTTGCTTCCATACTGGCACAAATTCGCCAGATGAATCCTTAGTGTATAGAACTTTATCTTCATTCATAAGTGCTTCAAGTTCCGCTCTAGAAACTAAATTACTATTAGTTATTTCACCATCTTTTCTAGGGCGACCGCGATGAACGGTTAATAGATATTCATGCAATTCTCTCATATCATTTCTAGAAAATAAAAACCCAGAGGGTCTTCCAGTTTCAATAGAATATATCTGCTTAGGTCTTTTTATATTTCCATTTTGTATATACCTATGAATTATTAATCTATTCCTGTTAAAAATACTAGCAACACTTTTCATTGTAAAGCCTTTTTCTATGTCTCTTTTTGCCACAGACCATACATATGTAACTCGTTTTTTTTGATCATAATTCCATGATATAAGAAGATCCTCAGACCTTGATATTTTTATTACTTTATGTGGTTCGCCATTTAAATAAAAATAGTTTAGGCTAGTTCTTTTTGAGATTCTATTTGACTTAGCCAAGGTCCAAACGCTCCCTTACTTCTTTGAATAAACCATCTACTTCCGCACCTAAGGCAAAAAAGATCAAGTCTAAGTGGGCTAGAGAAAACTCTATCAATATAGACGCTACCCTTGCACTTCTTATGAGTCATCATGCCGTAAATATCTTTCCATCCACTACACATGTATAATCATGAATTTGAATCAATTGCATATGAGGATAATCATTAACTACATGTGCTACAGCGAACCCCGCCTGCCAATTCTTTTGAATAGAGTAATCCATCTGATCTTCGTCACATAGATGACCAATTTCATATCCACGCAATTCTTGTCCAGATAGATTATATGTCTGGAAGTATGCACCCATTCTATGCGAATGTCCACGCACTAGAGATACGCCCCAGTTATTTACGTCATTACGAACTGACTCTCCCGCGTGCTTAGAGATAGATTCTCCATGATGACCATAGATATCTCCAAAACGTCGTACTGGTGGTTCATTCCAATTATGCCACTCAAATCCAGCATTAGAGTAATCATATAGCGTATCCGCTGTTATTATTTCAAGGAACTGTGGCGCTTTCTTAGCAAGGTATTCGCCGTGGCGAGTCCAGCCATGATTCCCATCGTGAAAATGACAATCAGCATTGGGGACGATCTTTCTGATATCTTTAAGAAATTGCTTTGTCTCACGGACTCCTCCATCGTCTATAGAAATTGACATTTCTAGTGGCTTATCTGCTGCCCACCTACTAGTGGAATCTGCATCGTCAATATCACCAAGCAAGTCTACTGCGTCTGGCTTAAACCATTTCATAACCTTAAGGAAAAGATCTACTTTACGCGGGTCATGCCTAGGGAAGTGAACGTCTGAAACCATCATCCACTTTAGGTCGTTATTCATAAAATTCCTATCTATTTATGCGCTTTCATATGTTGAGCGCGGGTACATACGAAAAGATTATACTCCTCGTTGCATTCTTTGTCACCATTAATGTGATGTACAGTTTCCCAGTCCTTTAATATTCTACAATATTTTTTTTCCATGACCAGTCTATGTTCATAATACCAGCCACCTCCAAAGCATTTGGGATGCTCTGGAACCCATACTAAAAAATAGCCATCTCTTACTACTTTTTTTCTTTTATCCCAGAAAGTAATAGGATTATATCTCATTAGTCCGTTTCGCCCATTGCAATGCAATGGACTCTAGTGGATGGGGCAGCATTAATTATTTTAAACTTGACCCGATCCTTTGTTAATTCAATTATTGTTACATATGGGTTTTTATCTGTAGACTGAGACATATTTTCTGCAGTTAAAGTTACTACTGGTGGATTCTTATAGTTAGATCCAAAGGAGAACTCTAACTTATCATTCTTATTAAAGAGTTTTCTATCGGCAAAAAACGATAGGTTCTCTAAATCTTTGAAAGTACCTTGAATAGAACTAAATGATTTTTTTAATTTAGTCAATTGCTCCTCTACAGAATTTATCTTTTCAGATAAATCTTTAAGCATTTTATAGTCTATTCTTGCGTATGCTTCATTAATATCTACTGTCATTACTGAGATTCTTTCATTAACTCTTGAATTTTTTCATCCCGCGCAGAAATCTCTACATTTGCCTGTGCTTTTATTACAGCCATTTGTGTCTCATACTGAGATGTTATTTGACCAATTCTGTTCTGAAGTTCTTGAATAATTAACTCTAGTGTTTTAGTTTCCATTTAGTACCTCCACTTGTTCCTCTAGATATTTTACACGATTATTTAATTCTTGTACAGCAGTAACTAACATTGGAATGAATATAGATGTTTTTACATTTAAATATCCATCAGAGTCTTCTCCTACCATGTTAGGGAATATTGTTTCTACTTGTTGGGCACTAAATCCTAACAAGGAGTGGTCTAGGTCTCCTATTAAATTATATTTAATAACATTTATGCCCATTAAATCTTCTAAATAATTTCTAGAAGATTGAATGTTTTCTTTTAATCTTTCGTCAGAAATTTGTCCGTAGCCGCCATTAATATTAAAAATATTTCCATTTACGAGGAACTCTGTTGCTAATCTTTCAGTAGATCCAAAGTTTGAGTAAAATGCTGCTATCCTATTAGTTCCTACGTTATCTGTCCTATACAATTCTAAATTAACTATGTTTGTTGTTGGTGCTATCCTAGTCTTTGACCTAACCCTAACTTCTGCTGGTAAAGAAAATAATGATGGATTGGTGTTATAATTATTATTAATTTCTAATATATATCCAGATATCTGAAGATTAAAGAAGCCTCCTTCAGAATTTATAAATTTTAATTTATCTCTATCAGTAGAGGTCCCACCATCAATTACTATTCTATTTACGTTAGTTGCATCAGTAGTTCTGAATATTCCTGCTGTCATAGAACCACCTATAATGGCGGGTCCTCTACTAATTAAACTACCAGAAGAATCTACTGAAAAGTTAGGAACTCCTACTGATCCTCCTATAGATATACTTCCACCAATAATAGATCCACTAGTAAATACCCCTCCTTTGGATGCCATAACTCCAGAAGAATTAACGTGAAAATTAGGATCTGCTAAAGTTCCGCCAATGGATATACTTCCACCATAAATTTGAGCAGTTTGTATATTAGTAGCGATAACTCTACCAGCACTATTTACTTGGAACACATTGGGTCCAATATTAATTGAACCGCCAGTAATAATTGGTGCCGCTAAACTAATTTCTGAAGTTAAAGATCCACTAAATGCTCCGTCAGCATTAATGGTTAATTTACCAGCACCGTTATTGGCTGCTGGATCAAAGGTCAGAGCGTTCTTTAAGGAGAATCTACCAGTAGAATCCATATAAAATCCTACAGCATTATTTGCATACCCCGCTCCTACCGCTGGCTCAGTACCACTATACGACAAAAACTCGGCCTTGGGGCTTGTAGTATTAGATTTTAAGGCTATTGCTACTGTATCTCCAACGGTTATTTTTTGACTAGCCTGTAGGGTTCCAGTTGTAATTTTATCCGCGCTTAAATCAGAGATATATGCATTAGCAATCATTGGGATAGATGATGCCTGAGTAGTAGGAGATGCTGCAGATCTTTGCCCACTCATATCAACTGCTATAACATAAAACCATCTACTAGTAGAGTTTCCTGGAGAGTTAACAGATAAATTAGCCTCTGAGTAAGCACCAGATCCAGGTCTAGTAGCCTTTACAGTACCTATCTGTGTCCCACCAGAATTAGAGTTAGTAGTGTTTACATATACTTCAAAGTAGTCAAGGTCCCCCTCTAGGTTCCCTCCCCCATTTTTTGTTGAGTCATGTCTAAATCGTACTGTTTGTGGTCCCATAGCAGAATTTGTTCTACTTAATTCTGTAGATAAATCTGGAACAAATATGGTGGGCGCAGATGGTTGCGAGGGAGCAGCGGAGTCACCCTTAACCTTTAATTTAAAAAGTTTAGACCACTCGCTATATGAACCATCTCTATAAAGCGCTCTTATCCTTATAGAGTGTTCAGAATTAGGTTGTAGTCCATCTATATCAAAGTTTTTCTCTGTCGTCATACAACTCTTACCCTATATTCTATGTCAACCTCTATGCCAGGATTTTTTATTATATAATCTGACAAGGAATTTCCAGCCACTACGCCAATTAATGATCTACTGACTAGGGCAAACAGCGGGTCTATCTCATCTGCATCATTAATTCTTATAGCGTCAAGGCTTAGTGCTGCGGTAGAACTTGTGGATGATGCTGAAATAATAATCTTTGATATAGTATTATTAAAATTATTATTAGTAAAATTACCTAATTGTGTTGTAAAAATTTTGTAACCAGTAGTATTTGTTGGAAGAGTTATATTTATGCTTTTAGATCCTGGAGATGGCAATTGATCATCCTCAAAGGTAACGGTGATAACTCTATTAGAGCCAGTAGCAGTAACATTATAAAGTATTGATAATGTATCTAAACTAGAGTATCCAGATAAATCAACTGTAGAATTTGCTTGAGCGTAGGCAGAAGCATTAGAAATATTTAAATTTCTTGATCCAACTCTAGATGTAGAAGAAAATAAAGAAGATGATAATACGTTACCATTTGAGTTTGTCCAGGTTTCATCAAAATTTACTAATAGCCTATCATCAAAGCCCTCTGAAGAAATATTTACTACCGATGAATACAGTCCGATTTCGTAAATTTTCCCATTGAAGGCTGCTGGTAAAGTACCACTAATTATTAATTCATTATTTTCTACACTCTTCAAAAGGACGGGAACCCTAATTGATTCAAACTCCAGGGATCTATCCGTTACGGCTGGTGCTGTAGAGTTACTTGCTCCTATTGATAAAGCCCCCGCCCAATCTGGAACTCCGCCTGCCATATATGTCCTAATAATATGCATACCATCATTAGTAATAATGTTTTTGCATTCATGAACAAGTTCTTTATTAATATAGATATAGTATTTACCCTGCATTATCAATCCTAGTTATTTGAACTTCTATACTTGCTATTTCTTGATTAGTACTAATAGCCTTTGCAGTAACGTCTACTGCATATTTCCCATCAGAAGATATGTATAAGGTTCCATATGCAAAATTTTCATCATAATCAAATTCGTTTGAGTCATTTAAAAACTGTACGGATTCTATAACTCCTGGGGGAGTGGGGTCAATTACTTCATATGCTGGTATTAAATCATCTATAAAAGATTCTAATGAAATTTCGTCTGACCCACCAACTCCAGGCAATATCTGATCTTTATCTAATAAAGATTCAATAGCCTCTTCGATTGAAGCATCTGTGTATTGCCGTGCTTCTGAAAGAATTTGTTTTCTCAGCACTTCCAAATCTACTGGTTTTTTTCTCGTAAAATCACTCATATGTCACCAATACTATTCTACCATTAAACTATATTTTTATATCAAAAACTTTTTTAACTGGTTTTAAAATTATGTCAGTAGTCATGCCCTTGTCAAATTTATGTTTTACCGACGATACTATCCAATATTGACTTTCTTCAAACTCTACCTTATAAGTCTTTATTTTAATTTTGGCTAGGTCCCCGATTTGAATTAATGGATTGGGAGAAATTTTTAAAGATAAACTTTTATAATACATATCATAATATGAACTTATTATATAAAGACAATAATTTGCTATATCTTCATTCTGTATCCATACTGATTCTATATCAAGTTGGGAGTCAAAGGAGGGGGATTCTATATCTTCATAAATTTCATAGGTTTCTCCTTCAATAACTGTTGAACCTTTTACTATTAATCCACTATCAGCAGATATAGTATTAGATGATCCTGCGCTTAAATAAATGGTTTGATTACTTGCATTAAGAACTGCTACCCTAGCATCTTGTGGAGTTCCCGCAACAATGCTAATAGACACAGCATCATTTGGAACCTCTATTGTTTCTGAGATTGCAATTTTAGATGAATATTTTTTATTTTTTGCCATTATACATCCTCAGTACCATCTGAATTTCTTAATTGATTATTAATTTTTACTGAATTTGATTCATATGTGTATCCTATAAATTTTGCTTCAGCATTTCCAGATACTGGAAAATCATTAAATTCTATATTTAAAATTTTCAGTCCCCTTGCAACAGGCGCACCAGTCCAAACAAAGTTGTCCTTGTTTGTTGGGTTATTTATTGAAAGTTCGATATTTCTATCGTATACTATTTGATTTAATAGTGTATTGCTTCCTATGTAAAAAAGGTTCCCCGCCTTCTCATCATAAGAATAATCATTTTCTATATTATCAACATTAGTACTGTTCAAATTTCTTGGGTCAGCCTTTGATGTAAAGCAAAAATCATCAAGCCACCCCGTTCCATACTCTAAAGCAACGAATCCAAACGTGCTATTTTTGTCTATCTTTAATTTTATATCATGACCTATATCTATAAGTTCTTTAGTTTTTTCTCCATCCTTATCTTTGCCCTTTTTAACCTTTTGAAATATGCTTGTTGGTCCAACATAGACTCTCATAGAATTTCTTGAAGCATTCATATTTAAATAGAGTTCTATTTGCTCGTTTTCTTCGAATAAAGTTTCATCAAGTTCTATCTTTCCCTTAGGTATAATGTTATTCACATTACCATCTATTATTTCTTGAATAAATAACTTTACTTCTGTTTTTTTATTCTTAGATTCTATTCCAGTAAATATAAACAAGCCCTCTTTGATTTCTCCAGATTGTATTTTTACACCAATGGCTACTCCTAGATACCCACTCTTATTTGCTGGGATATCACCTAAACCATATCTAGCAAATATTTTTCTTTTATTTCCTACAACATTATTTTTCTTAGGAGTAATAAGAATTCCTCCATTATTTTTCTTAGAAGTTAAACTTATTCTTCCATTAGACAATGAGTACTGACCATCAGATTCTTCTAATGAACTAACATTTTGGTATTTAGAATCAAATTCTCTAGCCACCCAATCTTTAGGAGAGTTTGCATTAACGGTTATATGCTTATTTGGAGTAGTGCCAAACGCTCCTCTTTCTACATTCATTATGTAGCCCGTGGGCTGATAGTAAATAGTCTTGGCTCCAAATTTTTCTGTAGCATCAGTTAATATAGAAATTAAATCTTCTGGATTCTTTATTATTTCTTTAAAAGAATCCCCACTATTTACAATTTGATTATTTGATATATTTACTGGAGTAAAAATATATTCTAACCCATTGTATTTAACGATCTCATCATTAATTAATAGGTATCCACTATAGTCTATAAGTCTATTAATATACTTTAAATTATCTATATTAAATTTAATAAATTTTTGTGTTTTTGATGTTATTCCTGGAGATGATAACTCAAAGTACGGTAGGACTGTTGCTTCCTTTTCTGGTTCCCACACTATTTTGCTAGTTTCCTTAATTAAAGATCCTCTTTGATCTGCTAGTTTTTTTCTTACCTTCTTGCCTACTTTTGGCTCAGTATAGTATGGATATGGCTTTTTATATCTAAGGTTTATTCTAGATGGCTTTTCATTATCATCGATAGAGAATGATGCTACATTGCTTGTTGCACTACTATCTGTAAAATCTTGTAAGTTTAATACATATTCACTAGATATGTTATTAAGCCTTCTATTAATATCATATAAAGATGTAAATCTTACCGCCCCAGTCTCATCAGCATACATAGCAACTTGATATGCTTTAAAAATATCATTTAAAGAATCAGATACACTATTTTCTTTACTGCTCCAGTAATGATTTATAGATTCTAAATTACTTATTAAATTGTTTTCAGAATTTTGATCATCAAAACTTTTTAGTATTCTTAAATCAATTAATTCATTTGATATATATTCTGAAAATCCTACTGAATCTAGGATGCTATAAACAACTTCTTGTACAGTTTTGCCCTTTAAGTATAATGGTCTAGAAAGTGTTGACTGAAGTCTTTTAATTATATCAAAGCACTCTAGTTTTATAACATTATTTGATTCTGACCATGTTTCTGAATACATGACAAAGGCGGGGACGGAAATTTTATTATTAGATGGTCCTGATGCAGATAGACTATAATCTATATCAAAGAAGCCTCTTATCTTTACCCCGCGAACAAGCATACCTTTTAATGGTGACCTAGACTGCTCTTGACCAGAAATAAAAGTAGAAGCGTAGTTGCTTATCGGAACAATGTCATCTGTTTCAGAAGTTTGTAAGTCTGGATTAGATATGATAATTGGAACTTTACTAAAATTAATTGTTGCTGAATTAGATGATATGCTTCCTAATGGAAGAGGAATAGAATCGTTTGCTATTTCTTTATTTATAGAAAAATCTATTAAGTATTCAGAAAGATCCAAGGACATTCTTGGAGATATTTCTACCATATCTAAATAATTTAAATCAAACGCCGCCTCCCCACCTCTAATTTCATTGTTACCAGTTGAATATGATAAAGAATTTACTTCAATTGCTATTGCTTTTATAGTTACATACTTATCTATATCTCCAGTAGTCTGAGAAATTTTTGGATATGAATTATATGACCATTGATTTGATGACCATTGTGTTCCATTATAATATATTCTTAATATTCCGCTAGAGTTAAATGATGCTGTTGTATGTGTTGCTATTTCTGTCCAGGCGTTATTAATAAATGCTTTTATAGAAAAGTTAGATGGTTTATTTATAATAGAGTTTACCTTTACAACAATATTATTTGTTTTAAAATTATCTTTATAAACACACCAGAACTTTTTACTTGCAGCAGATGACCCAGACACATAGTAAGAATTTGGATTGCCAGCATATGGCATAACACTTCTCTGAACCTTAGAAAATCTTCTCATAATAGCCCACCTCATAGCCATATGAACATTCGTACATTGCTGTGGGAATGTTTCTGTTGAGGATAAGTTAACATTAACAGGTCCAGTTTCTAATAAAAATTCTCCAGGTCTATATGGAGAAAAAATATTTTTTACTGGCATAATATCTGAACAATAGATTTCATAAGGAGAAACTTTAAAAGCAATTAGTTGATTTACTAAAAGCCCTGCCTGTTCACCTGGGTTTGTTGATATTTCAATAGTAAGTTTTACTTTATCTATATTAGAAGCAGACTTAGATTCATCTGGATTGGCAAAATCTATAAATACGGTTTCCCAATCAACAGCATTTACCCTTACTCTTTTTGTGGATACCTGTGTCAGAACCTCTTGATTATTTTTCATCCCTACGGCAGTTAATATAACATCAAAGTTTTCTGCGTATGTTTCTAGTGGATTTTGTGATATTTGATAATAATAATCTGATTTTAACATCATATAAAATCTGACACCTTCTGTAGCATTTGCAGAATATTCTATATAGTATGAACTTTCTCCTAGTGTTACAGAGGATCTTCTTACAGTCTTATTATTTATATTAGTTATAGTTGGATCATTAGTATTATAAACAATTTTACTTTTATCAGTTCCAGAGACAGTATTAAATCTACCATTAATATCATCTATTGATGTATCTACAAATATCTCTTTACCGATTCCAATAGTATTTTTTAATGGAGATTTTGTTTTTAAAGTTACTACTCCTGAGGAAACTGTTACATTATTTATAGTAATTAATTCTTCATCTGAGTTAGAGGTTAGTAGGTTGCATGTAGTTCCAGATTTTATTGATGTAGATATTCCTCTATTTACTGATTGTGCTAGAGGAGTACATCCAGATGCATTTATAGTAGTTATTTCATTAAAGGTGGGCGGAGTTCCTGTACCATACATAAAAGGATTTGACATTGCATTAGCATTCCACTCTGCAAAAACTCTTGGCTTTATATCCAAGGAGTTAGACTTTGCAATATGCTCTCTTAGAGTGCTGTCTCCAAGCATCAGATCTCCGTAAATTCAGCAGATACGTTCCAGTAATCAAAGTTCCGGTATCTCTTGATAACATCAAAACCGAAGTCAGTCCAATACACTTGACATGTCTCATCTACTGGGGCTTCTGCATTATTTCTTTTATATCTTAAAGTTAAAGTAAGTGGACTATAACAATATAATTCATAGTAAGCCTTCATTTTAGCAGCGTCAGCATTACCGTCTGCCATCATTGTAGATACTGTAGGCATCATATCCCATGTACATGAAAAATTCTTTTTCTTAGAAATAATACTTTTTCTCATGGTTCCATCAGCCATTCTTTGAGAATTTTCTATTATTTCATAGGAAACGCTAAGTGGTGATCTTGAATGATCGGATAAAGTTAGTTGACCATTATTTGGTGTTGATGTAGAGAATTCAGAGGCGGCCTTACCATTGGCTTGAAGTCTAATAATTGATGGAATTATAAATGTCATACTCTAGTTACCGCCCCAACCATTCTTTCTTTTCTTTTAAGTGATTTCATTACGGCTTCTGCTATATCATCAGGAGATGAATTAGTCCCTGCTACGTTTACATTTATATTATACTCTACATTAGAAATTGAAGAGGAATCATTATCTATTCCGAACTTTCTAGAAAGCATTCCTCCGTCACCCATTCTTTGCACATATCCAGGATACTTAGAGGAGAACATTCCTCCCATAGCGGCTTCTGGAAGAATTCCCTTATTTACGGCATCCATAAAGTCTTTCCCATAATGACTCACAGCATTTGCATTCATCACATATTCGCCATTACTAATTAGTGCAAGAATGTCGTCTGAGGTAGGACCGCCTTTACCGTACACTTTTCCGCCCATCTTAAACTTAGCAGTAGGAAGACCCATTCCAGCAATTGTTTCTGGAAGATATCTCTTTATTGCAGATCCGCCAGCACGCTGTCTGGCTCTATCCATTCCAGCGCCGTCAATTCCAGTAATTTGAGTTCCTAATGCTTCACTTCTAGCATGGAACATGCTTCCATTTCCTAGCGCCATGCCAACGTGATTAATTGGATTTGATGTATTTACCCCATTTGGATAGTAGAAGAACAATAAATCGCCGGGAAGCATATTATTAACTCTTGATCCAGCACCACTTGAATATTGTGATGCAGATAATGATGGGTGTCCTGGGTCTACTCCAGCATAGGAATCATAGAGCCACTTAGTAGCAGTAGCACATCCCCACCCGTTTGCTGGTCCATCTGCCCATGCTGCCCCAGATGAATATGGTGTTCCAACAAATCTTCTCGCATAGTCAGATATACCTTCTCCTAGTACAGTAAGATTTTCTTTGCCTACTCTGACTAGACCTCCATCTGCAAACTTAAATGGTGCAAGTCCCTCTCCTGTCTTTAATGAGACTAAATCCATTCCCAATGAGTCCTGAAGATACTTAAGTAATTGTTTATTCTCTGAAGACATAGAATCAATCTTAGATAGATCAAGTTGCCAGTAAGGTCCAACTCTTCTAAATCCAGATCCACTAAGCAATCTAGTTGGAGAAAGACCAATACTTTTAGCGTATCTAACTATCGAGTCATGATTATTTACAAAATCGTCGTGCTTTATTCTTCTAGGCATAAGAACATTTTCTGGGTCAAATGCTCTGTATGGTCTATCTGGAGAAATCTTTGTGTTTACTCCATGCTCAGTAACTACTTCTGCCCAGGCTGATTCTGGAATAAATTGTGCAAATTCGTCAGCCCAGCCAGTAGTTCCAAGAATCTGTGGCAAGTCTCCTACTGATATGTCTGTTGCCCAAATTCCTCTGCCAGCCCATCTTGAGAAAGATTTAGCAACATTTGGATCTGTTGTAGAGTATCCTCTAAAAACACCATGAACATTTGATTGTTCGCTTCTAGTTAATCCTCTATATAGTCTAATTAAATCTGTGTCTGAAAGTCCATAGTTTTGTCTTGCATATACAGAGTTTACTGATCTAATAAAGTCATGATCTAATAATGCTGTAGCCTTATCTGCAGATGTGCTAGTATCTTGTGCAGATATAGATGAATTCCTAACCTTTGACATAAACTCATCAAACGTCATGTCTCCGACTGCTGGGCTTCCAGATGCTGAAAGTTCATCGTAAATAGACTTAAATCTCTTTGCCTGATTTGTGTCTCTAAGAATGTCTAGAACGCTCAATCCATGTTGATGCATTCTTGCTCCTGGATTTCCACCCATTGATGAACTATATGGTGGAGCATTGATTACATCTAGTTTTCTTACATTTCCATTCTCGTCAAATATCTTTCCAATAAGGTCTGCTTTTTCTGCTGGAGTAATAGAAGGCCATGCAGTTTCTACATAATCCTCAAAGTCCTGTCTAGACATGCCTAGCATGTCTTCATAGTCCTTTGCTACAATATCTCTACTTGCTCTAGTTCCTGTGGCTCCAGCCTTTACACCTACTGGAATAAAAGCGCTGGCCCTGCTGCTTCCCTTTCCGCCACCTGGGGCAAAGTCTAGCATGGAAGCAAGTAGTTCTGATCCTGAAGTATTTAGATAGTCGTCTCCACCAATAAGCGATCCGATAGAGGTTCTATTCCAATTTATTCTGTCTAAGAATGAATCTCCAGATCTTTCTGATCTCATAAATGGAGGAACAAATCCCCCAAGTAGAAGGTCGGTTGTTGATGCTGCAATATTTCTTAATATTTGCCATATACCACCAACCTCTTCACCAATTCCTGGAGAGTAAAATGGTTGTCTAGTCATAGACATTATTGAAGCATTTCTTAATGCTTTATTGTATAGTCCCTTCATTACACCGCTGCCACCGCTCTGTCTTGTAGCCTGTGTATTTGAATTACTATATCCACTAGTATATGTAGGTGTTCCACCAGAATATTGTGGTTTAGGCTTGTATCCACCAAGATACTTGTTACCGCTTGCTGCTGTTTCTGCACGGTCGGCAGAAACATATCCGCCAGTATAAAACTTTCTAGCATTAATTTGATCTAATAATTCTGTGCCATACTGACTAACACTAGAAGCCTTGATTACATATTCTCCATCAGAAAGTAGAGCAGGAATTTTATCTTCTGTTGGACCGCCTGGACCGCTTACATATCCACCAGTAGCATACTGTGGCATAGTGGAGGTAAACATTCCATCTGGAATTCCATCAAACACCCTCTGCCATAGTGATCTTGCCCCACCATCATAAATCTTTGGATTTCCAGTAATTTGGAAGGTATAGTTAGTTAAATTAGTTTTAAGTATGTTATTAATTTCATCTACAGTTTCCTGCATTCTTGTGGTCATAGTGTTGTAGAAATTATCTGCAGCAGTCTTTACTTCTGCATCTATTACACCACTTATTCCATTTGTTGGATCTGTAAATAATATTTTGTATGAATCTACTGCTGACTTAAATGTATCTGTTATTGTTGTAATAACACCAGTTGCGGTGTCTGGAGGGATAACTAATCCATTGATAAGTCCAGCAATCATATCTTTGCCTAATAACTTATATACTTCTGAGGGAGAATTAGTTTTTGTTTCATCTCTCATCCATATTTCAAGCCACTTTATAGCCTGTCTAGTGGCAGCCTCTGTTGCCTGAACTCCATCAGTTAACCCTTTTTCTACTCCAAGCATCAGGTCAGATCCAATATTTTCTCCAGTAAGTTTTACTCCACCCGCATTAAATGTTGGACCAGTTTGTGCAGTACTTTGACCAGCAGCGGTTCTTGCAACCTCTTCTAATCTATCTGCAGAAAGACCTAAATCAGATATTGTTGCGCCCTCAGACAATTGTTTGTTTATTTTTCTTAGTCTATCCTGCGCCTTAAGAATAATATCATTCCACTCAACCCATCTAGCAATTTCATCATCTATTCCCTTGCCATCAAAGTCCTCGCCGTACTGATCATATAGTTTCTTTGCTTTTCTATATGCTTCATCAGTTTCATATCCAAGATCATACAAGGCTCCGGCTATAACATCTATTTTTTCTTTAGGATTAAGTTCTTTATCCAGAAGTGCCCCGAAAACATCTGGCATTACTTCTTTTAGATCTTCTCCTGCTACGCCCATCTTCTTCAATGAATCTTCTATAAACTTATAATCATCGGTTTGAGCAAACAGTTGATTATTGTTGTCTATCCATGAATCATATAATTCATTTAATATTTGATCTATATTTTCTGCGGGTATATTTAATTTCTCTAGTTCTTGTCTATAAGATTTTACTCTATCACTATCGAAGAAGGCTGTCCATGGCCCCATTTGTGAAGTTCTTACTCTTAGTTCCGCACCCTCTGTCCAGTTAACAACTCCACTAGTTAGAACCTCTACTCTATTTGCAGTCCATTTCTGTTGTGCTGCTGAAGGACCAGTAGATCCCCCACCACCGCCGCCACCAGAAGAAGCATCTTGAAGTTTTTGAAGTCTTTCTTTTTCTTTTTCAGCGGCAGCAATTTTCTTATCTTCTCTTTCCTGCCTTCTTCTTTCAATCTCTTCTGCTTGATATTTTTCTTTTTCTGCATTTAATTGTGCCTGTAAAAGAGCCGCTTCCGCAAAATTGCCTTCTGCTGTTGCTCTGGCTATTTGATTTTCTAAGTCTTGTCTGCGTAGTGCAAAATCCACTTGCTTTTCTTGTAATTCAAGTAGTTTTTGACGCTCCTCACGTTCCTTTTGAATACCTTCAATTATCTTATCTTGTGCTTCAATAAGTTTGTCGTAGTAGTCTGATCCAGATCCTCCAGATCCTCCGCCAGCGTCACCTGAGTAATCTATGGCTCCTAATGCTGATTGAATTGCATCTTCTGGATTCGTCGCAGCCTGGGCGGTAGGAGTTGTTCCAACTGGACTTCCTTGTATGAAAGAGGTCCAAACATTCGCTCTAAAGTTTGCAGGATTAGTTCTTGCCATATCAGCAAGTGCTGCCCAGTCTGTATTAACATCAGCAATAACCATTGATACAATTCTTAATGCATCTTGAAGTTGAACTCCGCTTTCCATCATCATGGAGAATGCTCTACCAGCATCTGGAGACATTTCATTAATTTGTGTTTGTATTTCACCAATTAGTTGCTTATTACTATCTAAAGCATTTGCACTAGCGCCTAGTGAAGTTAAGAATTGATCAAATGTCTGCCCCCCAGAAGCCATGGCAGCAAATATTCCTTGAGCCATCATAGATGCTTCATTGCCAACAGCCCCCATAACGTCTTCTATTTCATATAAGTCTGGAGATATGGCAACGACTTCTTTTAATGCTGGCAAGATATCAAGTATGAATTGATTAAATTCTGGTCCATATTGCTGACCATCTACAGAAAGCCCTTTCATAGCAGCATCTACTGCTGGGTTACTTTCTGCTTCAGGATTAGTTATTCGTTCTTGAATTAATCCTAGCAGTTCTTCTAGAGTCATTCCAAATTGTTCTGCTATGCTATTGAGATATACTGCAGTATCTGCTAAATTAGCCTGTTCACTTTCCCCAGTTTGAGGGTTAACTGCTAGTACTTCTTTCCCGCCTCTAGATTCTTCATACAACTGCTGTGCTTTTCTTAATCTATCTGCTTCTTTTTCAGTATAATCAGCACCCCTAATTACTCTATCAGCAATATCTTGTAATTGTGCTAGATACTTTGCTCCTATTTCTTCTGGCTTTGTGCCAAGTTTTCCTATTCGATCTAACTCAGCATTTACAATTGGAGCAAATATTTCTTTACCAGTAGCAGATAAATAACCACCTATCATGGTCTTAATGCTCTTTATATCCATGCCACCTAGAAGTGCTTCTGAAACCATCTTACTAAACATTGGATCATTAATAAATTGCTCTGCAGATTCCATAGATGCAATTTGATCTCTTCTTCCAGCCTCAACACTTCCTGGCTCCGCGTTTGCTACAGCATTAGCAAACTCTCTTAACTTATTAGTAGCCTCTTGCGTTCTTAGATTAAATGCATTTAATGGTAAATCTTCTAATTGTTTTAACGGCTCTACATTAAAGAATTCTTTTTCTAGTTCTGTGAGTCCAGTCTTAGACGCTTCTATTCCAGCCTTTAGTTTTGCAAGTTCTGCTGCTGCTTCTTCAGACCTTCTGCCAAAGAATGAAATTCCTTCTACAGCGACACCTATAGCAGCACCTATAGCAAGTCCCTTGGGTCCAAACATTGCGCCCATGCCAGCCATATTTGCTATATTTATTCCAGCATTCATTGCTTGCCCAGCCCCAGTATCTTCTCCAGGACGAGGTAGGAACATCGCAGCCATACTTGCAAGGCTTATTGCTCCTCCCAACTTGCCTCCCGCAAGCATTCCTCCTTTGTTAGAAGATATTGCTGCAGTTTGCCCTTCTCTTGCTACAGTTCCTTTATTAGTAGAATCACTATTTCTTTGGGTAGAAACAATATTTTCTGTAACTTCCAGAGATTGTCTTTCTCTTAATGCTGCTAATTGAATTTCTTCTTCAGAAAGTTCTTGGCTAGCCCTGTTACTTTGCAATATGGCTGTCTTTTTTCTTTCTGATGCGGCAACTAATTGAATATCTGACTGAATTAATTTTTGTTGAGCCTGATATTCTGCCTGTTTCGCAGCCTTGTATTGAGGGCTATTAGGACCATATCTTAATAACGCCTGTGCGCTTTCTTTTTGTGCTTTAGCATATGCTGCCTGTGCCTCTGCTTGATTCTTTGCAGCAAGTTGGTACTGTTCTTCTGCTGCAACATTTTCTTCCGACGCCATGGCTTCACGCTGTCTGGCCTCCGCCAATCTTAATAATGCATCTACAAGTTTTTTATTTCCTGTTGCTAATGCAGCAGACATTTCTTGACTTATTTGAGCATCATTAAACATTCTATCTGTGTACATTTGAATGGCATGTAGTAATGGATTTCTTAACCCGCCTTCGCCCATTCCTTTAATTCCAGCAGCAGAAAGTGTTTGTGTAGGATCAATCTCGTATGGAGTTATTATTCTATCTTTAACTAGTTCTGCTGTACGAACTGCTCTTTCTCGTCCCGCTGGCATGGCAAGCAGTTCTTGTTCGATTTTATCGAACTCTGCCGCGATTTCTTTAACTTTTTTATCTACGGCCTGATCAGTACCATCTATAGCAGATCTTAATTCACTTAAAGATGCGATTGGATCTCTACCAGATTCTATATCCTGTGAATATTTTTTAAACGCTGCAGCAACTTCTTGATTCCCTGCTTCTGCTTTTTCTGCAGCAACTGAAAGAATAGCAAAATACTCTGTAGACTGAGTTGTAAGTTTTTCCCATGTAGGAAGAATTTGCGCCAATTGCTCATCTGTTAATGCTCTAATTTGTGCTAGAGAGGCTTCTAATGCTGGTCCTGTGCCATGATAACCTCTAGATAAGTCTTCTAAGGCTTGTCTTCTAATTTCTGGAGTTATTGATTCTTCTCTTAATGAAACTAAATCTTGATAGAAATTTTTAAGATCTTTCTGAACATCAGATCCTGCCTGATCAACAAATGTACCAAGCCCTAGTACTCCTCTTCCCCCCAGCATAGACTCTGGTGTTAGGTGGGAATACGTTACTCCAGCCTCTGCCCTGCCTTTATATCTTTGTCTTCCTTGCTCCTTAGTCCATGGAATTTCAGGAGTAGTATATGGAGTTCCTGGACCCATTCTTACAATTGCTGCGGCTTCTGCATTGGCTAGAACACCCTGTGAAACCTGATCCAATCCTCCAGATGCACTCTTTGTATGATTTAATTGATTAACAAGTTCTTGAAGTTTTTTGACCAGGGTGTCCACAGCCTGGGCCATTGTATTCATAGCAGTACCTTGATCGTAAAGGCTTTCTGAGAGCAACTCTGAGGCATCTCTTGCAGCAATAGAGTCTAATGTTAATAGATCAAAGGCTCCCCTGCCCTCTTTCTTAAATGCCATTAATGTTGATATGCCTTTAACTAGATAGCCAAAGAAGTTACCTAGTACACCAGTAATCATAATAATTGGACCAAGTACCGCCGTGAATCCTAATAATCCATTAATAATATTTTTTATTGGGTCTGGTATAGCATTAAATATTTCTAATATTTTATTTCCAACATTTAGTAATATCGTGCCAATAGTTACAAATGTCTCACCGATTGGGATGAGGCTTGCCTTTAGTGATTCGAAAGCCCTTTGGAATTTACCAGTAACTGACTCTGTTACTGCTTTTAATTCTGCGTCTGCATTTTTTGCAAGTTCCTCTATGCTCATTCCTGCTATAGCAAACACTTGTTCTGTCTGACTTCCCGCCCTGCCGAGGTTCGCTAGAAGAGCATTGATTCTTGAAAATTGGAACTTACCAAAGATCTGTTCGATAGATCTTTGTCTACTTAAATCATCAAGTCCTGCTAAAGCAGACTGTAGATCCATCAGGGTTCCAATAACATCTCCAGCATTTTTATCTACAATACTTTTAATGTCTATGCCAAATCCTGACAGGACTTCCGTTGTTTGTTTTGTAGGATTAATCAAGGATGCTAGAGATGACTTGATTGCGTTGGCTGCCTCAGATGCAGATACGCCACCTTCACGCATAGCAACCATCATTGCTGCGAGATCCTCAACATCTCCACCCAGACCTTGCACAACTGGTCCAGCCTTAACAATTCCAGTTACTAAATCATTAATTGTTGCAGAGGTTTGATTTTCTACAGCATTGAGTAAGTTAATGGATTGCGTTAGACCTTCTGTATCCTTTTTGAACACACTCTGAATTGAAAGAGTAGCCTTCATAGCCTCTTGTCTATCAACTTCTCCGAGTACTGATAATCTCATTGCCTCGCTAGTAGCAGCAAGCAACTCGTTGCCCTGCACTCCAGTAGCAGCAATATCTGCAGCAATTCCTAGAGTTTCTTCAACTGAAACTCCCATAGTGCGAGCAATTTCTTGAGATAATGCTAGAGTTTCACTTCTTATTTTAGCCAACTCGCTAGAGTTAACCATACCCTTTGTTGCATCTCCATAAACCTTAGTAAGTCTTGTTAGTTGCTTATCAGCATCCATAAACGCTTTTCCAGCGGCTGCTCCAAAGATGGTGAGTGGTACGGTTAATCCTACTGTTAACTGCCTACCAGCCCATTGTGTATTCTTGCCCCAATTAATAATTTCAGTAGACCCATTAGCAACTACTTGTCTAAAGATTCTGTATTCTTGATTAAGAATTCTTTGCTTTTCAATTCCTTCATCAATTCCTCTAGGAACAATTACTTGAGTAGCACCATCAGCCATTCTCATGGTTGTGGAATTCATAAGCCTTACTTGTTCTCTTGCAAGTTGTCTAATTTGACCTAACTCGCCTCTTCTATAGTCAGAGGCTGCTTTAAATAATTGACCAAGCCTAGCGCTACCAGACTCAAGGCTCCTGCCGAATCTAGTAGTTTCTGTTGTAAGGTTTACCATGTGTCGTTCAAACATGCCGCTACTATCAATGGCGTTGTTGAACTGATTTTGGAATGATGATACTGAATTAGATAATGCAGAATTAAACCCAATGCTCATCATAGAGGCATTGAGAGAATCTATTTGAGATCTTAATCTAGCAACTGAAGTTTCTACATTTCTAAAATTACCCGTAGCAACTATATTAAGTTCTATGCGACTCATGGCTCAACTACCTCCATGATGGCATGGCCAAGTCCCACACCTACACCAAATCCTTGCTGGACGGCTGTGGCACCCTTTAGGTCTGCGATATCTGAAACTTCATCACTATCAGATATATCAATGCCCTGGATCATTGCAAAGAATTTTTGATCTTCATATCTGCGCTTTCTTTGAGCATTTAGCGTTGCTAATAACTCATCTACAGACAATTGATCTTCTAGTTCTTCATAGTTTTTCCAGTTTCCCAAAAGGAAAACCTCCGATTCTAAAGAGGCTAGATCTAAGTCGTCCCAACTAGAGCCGCCCCTAGGAGATTTGGGTCATTCATCTTTAACCCTCCACAAACCTCAAGAATCTTCATCATTGTAGGAATATTAACACTTTCCTCAAAGGCGTCCTTGTCTTCTGAAAGGTCTGGCCTAGTCTTTTCTAAACAAATCATAGAAGCCTGGATAAATATATCCATAGCATCTTCTTCACTCTTAACTTCTTCTGAGTCTAACTCTCTAATTACTTTCATAAATTTCTTTAACTGCTTAATTGGTAAAGGCTTGACAATGATCTTGTCTCCGTTTTCCAGTTCTAATTCAGCAGTATCATAAATTGTTGTTGCCAATTTTTTCCTCCTAAGTAGCAATATAATTATATCAAAATGGTTGCTCAAAACATAAAGGATTGGCCCCGCATTTGCGGGGCCGCACCTTTACTACTTATTAAGTTATAAATTTAATTACTGTGTTGACCAAACGCGATCAAGAACCTCACCGTATTCAGCGGTTGGGAACTGTGGGTCTGGGAGGCAACGGAATGTAACAGGGTAGACAGTTGACTCATTTCTACGGAGAGCGTGTGAAACGGTCTCCATTGAAAGTACACGACGAGCGAGATAAACTCTCTCAGACTTGTCTGCTGACAAGGATGTTGGTGCAGCGCCAATAGCAACGAGTCCTCTTTCTACAGGAGCCTCACCAAGTGAGCCTCCTTCAAGATTCATTACTCTTGCTGCTCCTGATCCTGATGGAGTTGCTGTGTATGATGCAACTGGTGTAGTTGTTGGTGTACCAGCAGATCCTCCTGTAACGACTGCTGTTGTTACAGCGGCGTCTTTTTGTCCGAATGCTGTGTTGATATTCTCGAATGTTCCTTCATTGAAGGAAGTACGAAGCATGACTCTCAACTGTGTCTTGAAGATACGGGCGGAGTCAAGGAGTTGATCAACTTCAACCTCTCCGTACTGTGGTTCGTAAGAAACCTCAAGTCCTTCTGATGTGAAGCCAACATCTCTCCAGTCTGCTACTCCGTCGTTTAACAAGTATGCTGATGCCTTCTTGTTACCAAATGTCGGCATAGCCTTTGGATAACCTGAAACGTCTGTGCTGTCATTCTTGCTCAAGAAGATCTGTGCAGCACCTACGAGAATATTGGAAATAGATCCAGCCATTTAAATTTTCACCTACCTTTCGGATATTAATTTATTAATATCCAGATTGATCATTCCTCTTTTATATAATAACATTGTTAAGTCGGAAAGCAAACTATGTAAATCTTCCAGTTGAATTG